CTTGGACTTCTGCGAACTTACTCTTCACATGGTCATTCAGATAGTGTTTGAAACATGGTTTGAAATACTTGAACTTACTTGCAGCCTGCAATCTCTTATAGGTGATATTGAACTTGGAATCATCACTCGTCTTACTGGACTGGATATCCAGAAGGGAGTCAAGGAACTTCGCACGAAGAAGTGGTGGAAGATAGTGAAGGTTCAATCCATAGAACCCACCTTCCGCAGGGCCAACCACAATCACCAGAGGAAACGCATCATAGTATGGAAGGGTGTCTTTGGTCTTCGGGTCATAGAAGAACATCTGCATCGAACCAATGATTTGTCTGTTGCCACGATTCAATTCCTTCTCTTGCATCAACGCTTCACGGTTGACAGAACGAAGGTTCTTTGCTTTCTTACGAAACCATTCACGCGATTCCTTCGTGCGTGGTGTAATACCAGCACGGAATGCTTGCAGTTCCAGTCTTTGGAATAAGTTACTCATGCCAGTATTTATACTTATTTCTTACGTCTTTTGAAAGGTTTTAGTTGTTTTGTTGATTTAGGTATGATTGACTTGAGAGGTTCGTTCTTTTCTGTCCAGATAACAAAGTGCCAACCACGGTCTTTTGCGTATTCTTGAGCCGTAGTCCACTTATTCATATTCTTAACATAAGTTAGACTTTCGGTGATATATCGTTTCGTTCTGCGTTGACCTGTCGGTGGTCGTGTCTGTGCGTCTGGTTTTATCTCAACCAGAAAGACTTTACCATCTTTCATCTTGATTTTTAAGTCCATGAAGTAACGATGATACTTATGGTCAACCTCATATAGATATGGTATGACCACTTCCTCACTTGACCACTCAATCACATTTGAGTTGTTATCACACCACTTGAAGGCGTGTTTCTCCCACAAAGAACGATAGATGACCTTTGTGTAGTCACCCTTATACTTCTTTGGATTTTTCGGTTTATATCGTCCAGAATATGCCATAAAACCTTATAAATAGTATCGAATTATTTTTATTTAGTGGATTTACAAATGGCATTAAAAGACAATTTCCAATATCCCATTGAAGATACTTCTGACTATGGTGGTCAGATTGTTTTTTCAGTTCTTGAGGAAGAACAACCAAATTTGGGTGAACTTGCCCAAAGTGCTCAGTCTAAGACAAAAGCTGCAAAAGATGCCATAAAAGATGTTGTCGGAGGTGACGTGCCTGGCACTAATCTAATACAACAATTCAAAGGTGGTGTCAATAGAGCATTAAAAGGCACACCACCAAAAACTGCTACTCGTAGAGTTTCTCTTTATCTTCCTGTTGGTCTTCAGTTCCGTGATAATGTCGCTTACGAAAATACTGACCTGTTATCTGGAAGTGTTGCTGGTTCTATTGCTGCTGGTTCTAGTGCCGCAGATAGACTGAAGGGCGCTAATTCTCAACAACAAGCGAGTCTTGCTATTGTTCGTCTTGCACAAAAAAATCAAGAAGTAGGTAATATTGCTAGGGCTGCAGCACGAGTTACCACAAATCCCAACAGTCGTGCCTTGTTCAAGAGTGTTGCACTAAGAGAGTTTGCATTTACATTTAAGTTTTTACCATGTTCTGCAAAAGAAGCAGAAGAGGTCAAGAATATTATCCAACTATTCAGAGAAGAACTTTATCCCGAAGATATTTCTGACGCTGGTATTTCTCTGGGGTATAGATTTCCAAACAGATTTAACATTCAAATTGAATATAACGGTAAAGAAGTTACAAACAAAATTCTCCCTTGTTTCCTCAGAGATGTGAGTATTACATACAACCCATCAACGATGGCAATGCATGATGACGGAAACTTTAGTGAGATTGACATGAGTGTATCATTTACCGAATCTAGAACACTAGACAGAAGACAAATTGAGGCAGGATTCTAATGGCATATTTCGACAACTTTGGAATCGTATCATATCGTTTTGGTGATAACGAGAGTCCAGTCCTTTTTAATAATCTCACTGCATATGTCGATGTAATTGACCAAGTAAAAGAGAATGTTGCTTTTTACAACAAGTATACTATCAGTGCAGGCGAGAGACCAGACACACTATCCTACAAACTGTATGGCACTCCAGATTACTATTGGACATTCTATCTGATGAACAATCACATTCGTGAGAGTGGTTGGCCTGTTGATAATTACGATATGTTAAATATTGCAAAATCAAAATATCCTTATCGTGTTGTGACAACCAACACAAACCTGACAGGTATCTTTCCTGTCGGTCAAAGTGTGACGGGTGTTAGTAGCACTACGACAGGAACAGTTATTCGTAGGATTTCTGATATGGGTCAACTCATCATTGATACGGGTGAAGAACCAAACACAACAAAATTTAATTCGACAGAGTTGATTCGATATACTGATGTAGACGGAAATATACAATCACTGACTGCCATTGCGGAGTCCGAACAATACAATGCTATTCATCACTACGAAGATGTGAATGGTGTGCATCAAGACCTGACGATATACGACTTCGGTAGTCCATCGGCAAGTTGGACACCAGTGACGTATAGAGATAGACTAGAACAAAGGAATGATGAACTCAAAGAGATTATTGTTCTCAAACCAGATGTTGTAAATCAAGTTGCGGGTGAGTTCGCTAAATTTCATAGAGAGTCGTAATGGCATCTAATCAAAACCAATCGCAACAGTTCAAGATTACTGAGGCGGTCATATCGGCAGACCGATTGCTGGAACAAGACTTTGATGTTCGCACCTCTATTGTTGAGTTGAATATCTTTGAAAGTCTTGACAAACCATACCTGACGGGTCAGTTGATTGTCTTAGATGATAACGCTTTACTTGATATAATCAACTTCAACGGAACGGAAAGATTTAAGGTAACCATTGCGTCTGTTACCAATGACCTTCAACCTGTGTTTGAACGTAGTTTCATTATGACAGGTATTGAACGGTCAGTCAAGTCCGAACAAGGTAAGGCGAGTATTCTCAACATTACACTGATGGATGAACACGCATTCTTGGCTCGTTCCAAGAGAATCAGTAGGTCATTCAGTGGTAGTATCGACGATATCATCGTTAAACTCATTGGGTCAGAGATGAAAAAGAATATTGACATCTCTTATCTGGGTGAGTCTAAACCAATTCAGACCAGTATGAAGGGTATCATTCCTAATCTAAATCCAATCGATGCAGCACTGTGGTTGACCAAAAGGGCTTCAACAATCACAGGGTCACCATTCTTTATCTACGGGTCAATGCATGATGACAATATCAGGTTTGGTAATCTAGACGCAATGTTATCTCAGGACGCATTCAACGCCAAGTTACCATATATCTACAATCCTGCAAACGTTGCTCTTGCAGAACAGGGTGGAGAAGATAAGAAATCATTTATTGTATCGGGTATGAAGACAACCAAGATGTCCAACACTCTCAAGATTATTGAACAAGGATTAGTCGGTTCTCAGTATTCTAATACAAATCTAAATACAGGACAAATCTTCTCGCAACGACACACCATTCGCAAGACCCTTGAAGGTCTACAAACGAACAGTGTGATTGGTAAAAATCAGAATGTCTTTGATGATGAGTTTAAAATTGGAGAACAACACATTGATGATTATAACTCTATGAACTTTCACACGATTACATCCAGAGGCACATACGAAAGACACAAGAGTTACCACGACGAACACGATGAGGTTCGGTTCAAGAAGAAGATTGAGACCAATGCAATCAAAGCACACCTATATAAAAACCTATTCAATGTTGTTGTGCCAGGCGTAGGTCTGATTGTATCAAAGGCTGGGGTTGGAGATATAATCAAACTGAATGTAATAAACGATAACACAAATGTAAACAAGAAATCTACCTCAGACACAATGCTCGACAAAGGCAAATCTGGTGATTTCCTTGTTTATGAAACAAGACATGTCTTCTCTGATACCACACATAATGTCTCTATGAATATTTGTAAACTGGAGAGACAGGCATGAATCCAATTCTATCAGAATACTACGGTGACAATACCAGATGGTTCGTTGCAACTGTCATAGACAATATGGCTCCTGCTGGATATGAGGGTCGTTTCAAGATTCGTATTCACGGTCTGCATTCTGAGTCCACCAAAGATATTCCACAACACGACCTTCCGTGGGCGCAGTGTGTATTGCCGACCACAGAGGGTGGTGTATCAGGTATCGGTAGAATGCCTCACCTGTTACCAAACGCATTGGTGTTTGGGTTCTTCATGGATGGTATTCATTCTCAGACACCAATCATTCTGGGGTCGATACCTCATGTCGAACTTCCAACACAGGTTCAGTTAGGTATTCCTGAGAGTGGGTTGACCGAAGAGATGCCCGAAGATTTCTTTACGAAGGTGTTCAATGCGAATAAACCATCGGAGATAGATATCAAGAATGAAACAGTGGGTGCAATTGGTAGGTCTGTGAAGAGAAATCGTGAGAAGGTTTCGGTTCAGTTCTTCTTGAATCTGGGGTATACCATCAAACAATCAATCGGTATTGTCGCGTCTCTATCTTTCGTGTCAGGTATGAAGACCAATCTCACAACCGAAAACAAAGGACTTGCAGACTGGTCAGAGAATAGAGTCACAGACCTGAAAGCATTCTCTAACGACTACAAAACTTTCTTCACACAGAATTCATTCATTGCATATGAGTTGAGAGGAACACAAAGTGCAGCGAACATCAGACTTCTTCAGTCCGATAAACTTGAAGGCGATAAGGGGACGTGTAGTATCTTCTGTAAATACTATCTCAAGAAACCTGATGCAACTACAATAAGTAGTGTTGAACGTATTGCACGAGAATTAGTTGATAGGATAGTATAATGGCGTTGAATAAACAAGACCTAGACACTACTCTAAAATCTCTTACTAGACGAGAGGTTAAGCCTTTAGACTTGGGAATAGAAACATCTGAAGAGATTTATGCAAAGTTAAAAACTAAAGTCGGTCAAAAAGACGGTGAAATACTTGGTGGTGTCAAAAGTCTTGGTAAAGAGAGTATCACACCCAACGAAGTGTTAGATACATCTGTCGGAAAAATAACTGATGATATCGGTGTGAGTGGTCTTGATACTCCTAGTGAAGACGCAAATACTCTAAGTGGATTTTCTTCAAACACTACAGCGAAGAGTGGTATACTTGCAATTGGTCAAGGTGGCCCTGCTGGCATAGAATCCGCAACCAAGAAAGCTGAAGAGAAATCAGCGGCAACAAAAAGTTCGATTTCTTCTTTTACTAGTTCTATCGGTGGAACACCAACAACCACACAAACACCATCCTTCGGTGACACATTAGATGCCGCGAAAAGTGTTACACCTGTGTCTTCTCTGAGTGGTGTTGTTGCTGATGCAAAAGATGTTGTATCAAACGCAACAGGTATCGGTGGATTGAATGCGGAAACCATAAAACCAAAGAATATACTGTCAACAATCAGCAGCATTGGTGTATTGGGCCGCAGAGTTTTTGATGATGTAACTACATCAGTTAATAACTTTGAAGCGGGTGTTTCGGAATTTTTTACCAATGTATCAACCTCTGTTGATAGAGGACTTCAGGGTGGATTCTTACAAAATATTACAGAATCTTTCACAGGTAATGCGAGGTCATCTCTTAGAAATATTGTTGCTGGTGGTATTACATTATCTAACGAAGAGAGTAAACAACTGTTAGGTCAGGTATCATCTAAAGACCCTAAACAATCGGTGCAGGCAATACAAACGATTGTAAATAAGTCTGAGAATGTTACGGACAGAACGAAGACTCTTGTATCACAGAGTAAAGCAACATCAACACAAGAGTTGGTAGATGATGTTAGAAAGATTGGTAAAGAGGAAGGTGTTCCTGATACTGAAATCCAAGATGTGGTTAATGAAATCAATACAATCGATAAGTCACTCAATGACCTTGATACAACGATATCTGGTTCAACCGTAGTAGATGCAAGTTTATTCGACGCACCAACGCCTCTTACATCTACTGCAAACAAGTGGGCTGGAAGAGAAACGCCACAAGATGCATTCACCCTTGTATCTTCGGTTGAGGAACTAGACGCAGAGTTCTCTACAGTCAGACGAGATGTGACAGAAGTTATTATTCACGCCACAGAGACTTATTCTAATAAGAACATCGGGTCACCAGAGATAAATGACATTCACAACAAACTGGGACACGATGGTATCGGGTTTCACTATGTCATCCGTAGAGATGGTAGTTTGCAAAGAGGTAGACCTGTCAACCGTAAGGGTGAACACGCACCCGTGAATGACCACAATGACCTTTCCATTGGTGTTGTAATGGTAGGTGGATTGGCTGCTGCATCTGGTCAGGAGAACCCTTCTCGTTCTCCACACTCGTTCACTCGCACACAGTTCACGACACTGGAACAGTTCCTTGAGTCGTTCTATCGTAAGTTTCCAGGCGGTCAGGTGTTCGGTCACAACGATGTGGATGTCGCAGAACTTGACCCATACTTTGATGTGCCTGATTATGTGGAGTCAATCTTCAGAAAAACAAATAAGACAACTGACCCATTGAATACAGGGCCACTCAAACCTTCGGAAATATCATGACTACAAAAAAAGATAAGTTTGAACTTCGTGTAGAAAATCTAGGGGCAGGACAAGAGGAGACTCTGGGTGTTCCTGTTGATGGTATGCAAGACCCTACAGGTGCATTACCTAAGAGAGACTACAACTATGATGTGTCAATCAACAAGGCGGCACGAGGAACAAAGGTAAACAACCTGTATGCTGGTGGTGGTGACTTCGGTGTTCCTCTAAACATTGCACCACAGAGACCATCACAATATCCTAATAACCAAGTGCAGGAAACTGCATCGGGTCATGTCATTGAACTTGACGATACGCCAGGCGGGGAACGAGTTCTCCTGCGTCACCGTAAGGGGGCGGGTATAGAGATGAGAGCAGATGGTTCGGTAGTCATCTCTGCGTTGAACAACAAGGTCGAGGTTACGGGTGGTGACCAGACTGTCATCATCGAGGGTAACGGTAACCTTGTATACCACGGTAACCTGAACATGAAGGTATCGGGTGACTATAATATAGATGTTGGTGGCAACTTCAATGTCAATGTTGCGGGTAATTTGGTAGAACAGATTGAACAGAACCATCGCACAACTGTTACAGAGAACTCTCAGTATACGACCAAAGGAACGAAGACAAACAAGACTATCGGAACGCATACCGATGTTATGTTAGCAGATAATAATCAGGTTGTCAAGGGTAATCAACAGAATGTGGTTGAGGGTGACATCGATATCGCATCTGAACAGAACATCTTCATATCTGGTAAGGAACAGTTCGCGGTCACATCTAAGGTATCTAACCTGACGGGTGTCAACAACGTATCCGTGTTTGGTCAGAAAGGTTCTATCGGTGGTGAACAGGTTGACTTCACTGGACGAGTATATCAAGGCAAAGATGGTGCAACTGCCGAAGGGTCTGGTGCGATTTATCACGGGACATTCAAGGGTATTGCAGATGAGGCGGTTGAAGCGTATAATGCCAACGTTGCACAAAAGGCAGAACGCGCTGACGAGGCTGCCGACATAACTGGGACTCTTACTGACGCTTCGTATAGTCCCGGCTCACTACATAATGAAACTGCTTCTCTCGCAACAAAGTCCCAAGCAAGCATCAGTGGTCAGGCACAAATCACTATCGACAAGGTTGTCAACCACGGAACGACAGGTTCGTTTGCAATTCAGACCGTTGTGGTCGATGCTGATGACCTGTTGAAACTGAAGATACTGTTGACCGACAACTATAAAGATGTATTTGCGAAGATTCCTACCACTCAAGAGATTAGGTCTTCATTTAGAAATAGTGCGAACATCGATGCAATTGGTGGTGTCCTCGTATCAGAAGACAGACTGAATCCGAAGTATAGAAGTAAGACACCGCCATCGATTGGTAGAACCGTGAAGAAGACACCTTCGTCAAGGTTCGGATATGAACCAATCGGTAACGCACTTGAGAACAGAGGTAAGAGATTTACACCATGATTATTCTAGTTGACCCAACCTACAATCCAGAACTCCAGTCAGAGATTACCTCTGCGACTACCCTTGCGCCTGGCATTACGATGTCAAAGTTTCTGGGTGCGTATGGTGACCGCACACCATTCAATCATGTTGCAACTGTATCAGAACGCAAACAGATTGCGAGAAACCTGTATCTACAGGCAGAGGCCATGAGAACAATCAACGGTAACACAACTCACTTCAACGATGTGAGACTGATTGTATCTGAAGGCATCTATGACCTACAGACACCTGACCTGAATGATGAGACTATGAAGAAGAAGTCAGATGGTCGTTTGGTATACTATCAAGTCATTGGTCAGGACGGAAAGGTTGACTTCGAGAAGACCTTTGACGTTGCAGAATACTGGAAAGATTATATCAACTTTGGTGCTTTGTATTTGGACTATGACAATTATAATCCAGATGAAAGTCTAACTGGTCAGATTGGATTAGAGTTTCCGACTGTCCCCTCCAGTTTCGATGTATCATTTAGTAAGAAAGTAGAGACTTATTTCAATAATAGTTTGATGAGTTTGGATGAACTTATCGAAATCCGTGAAAAAGTCTTATAAATAGAGACATGGCAACTAGAAGAGCATTCGCACAGGAAGATACAGACCTCAACACGACATCGGTGACGAGTAGTCGTGTAAAGGAATATATCGATATTGACCTGACATTTCAGGCAAAACCTACAAGCGGAGAGATTTTTAAGAAGAAGGATGCGGCTGCGGTAAAGCAAGCAATCAAGACGCTCGTCATGACAAACCTTCTTGAGAAACCATTTGACCCATTCTTCGGTGGAGACATACGGGGTCAACTCTTTGAGTTAGCGGATAGAGATGGGTCTTCTATTCTGAGAGAGAATATTATAGACAACATTGAGGCATATGAACCAAGAGCAGAAGTCTTGGATATCGTGGTAGATTTATACCCAGATAATCATGCTCTCAATGTCACAGTAAAATTTAAGGTAGTAAACACAGAAGAGCAAGTTGAATTTACAACTAGACTTTCAAGGTTGAGATAAGATGGCAACAACAATAAAATCAACAGCACTAGATTTTACGGCAATCAAGAATAATCTAAAAACATTTCTTGCCGATAAACCTGAGTTTGCTGACTATAACTTCGAGGCCTCGGGTCTTTCGAATATCCTAGATGTTCTCGCATACAATACACATTACAATGCACTGACCGCAAACTTTGCGTTGAATGAATCATTTCTAGGAACTGCCCAACTGCGTAGTTCTCTTGTCTCCCTTGCAGAGGGTATCGGTTACATTCCAGACTCCAAGACATCTTCGAAGGCCATCGTGAATTTGTCAATGAACCTGAGTGGTGTATCTGGTCGCCCAACCATAATCCAAATCGCGTCTGGTTTCAAGTTCAATGCAACAGTTGATGATACAGACTATGTTTTCCAAACACAAGTAGACCTCTCTGCGACAGACGATGGCGCGGGTATCTATGAACTCAAAACCTCGACGGGTTCGGAAGACATCGATATCTTTGAAGGAACTTCAAGAGTGAAAACATTCCTCGCAAGTAAGTCGGAAGAGAATGCTGTATATGTAATTCCTGACGAACTCCTTGATATCGAGACTGCGGTGGTTCGTGTATACGAGTCACCTTCGTCCGCCAGTTTTATAACATATAAGAATTTGTCAGAAGCAACAACAATCAACGCCAACTCAACACTGTATATTTTGAAAGAAACTCCAAACGGATTGTTTGAGTTGTCCTTTGGTAACGGTGCGACACTGGGAACTGCTCCTGTCGAAGGTAGTAAAATCACTATTGATTATCTGGCAGTGAACGGTTCTGATGCAGATACCGCTAAAATCTTTGAACCACAGAGTCAAGTAACTATCGATGGAACAGGATATGATGTTACCGTATCAACAGTTGCAAAAGCTGTAGGTGGTGGAGACAAAGAGACAGTTGAGTCAATTCGTCAGAATGCCCCATTCCAGTATGCGTCACAGAACAGAATGGTCACG